CCCGCCACAACAGTGATAGGAGAACTTAAATCGCCATGGTACGCATAAAAGTATCCGTCACTATGCAATAGCGCTTGCTTACTTGATGTGATGGTTGCTCCGTTTGAAAACTCACCGAACTTATAAAATGCACCAGAGAATTTTGAGAGTTCATTGTCTTTATGAGCTGTCTTAAAGTTACCTTTAACGCCTCCAGCCTCAACGTAATAATCACCATCAGCAATATAAAACTCAACAACGCCATCACTACCTGATTTGTTATCAGTACCATTTTGTACAATTTCAGTCGTACCAGCCGAATCGCTGTAGATGGTGGCTAATGAGTCATCGGAGGTTTTACGAACTTCGTACACTTCATTTGCATCAACGGTGCGAGTTTGTATTTCAGTGAGACCCCCCGAAGAAGGGCTTTGGAAAATCTTCAACGCAAGAGGCTCTCGGATAAGCTTATTCACCGCATCCAAATAATCACTTTGCCCAACTTGATCAGGTGTACCAGAAGGAGTAATATCAGCAGCATCTAATAACGATTGCAAAAACCCCCACTGGTCATTTACCCAACTTGCACGAAGTGGTGTCCCTGTGCCCTTCTCCCCATTTAATATATCTTGTGCCTTCCCTAAAGGATACCCTGTATCACCAG